TCTTCATAATATTTTGTAATGCATCTCCATTCCAAATATTACACCCATTATCAACTAAATACTTAATGTTAGTATCTCCTTTTAAGAACCATTTAAGTTCTGTCATAATAGATTTGATTGCCATCTTCTTGGTAGTTAGTAGTGGAAACCCATCGTTAAGGTTGTGTCTTATCTGTCTACCGAATACAGAAATTGTACCAGTACCAGTTCTATCTGATTTGGTTATTCCGTTATCAAGAATATCTTGAAGTAAATCTTGGTATTGTTTATCTAATTTATTCATCATACTTATCTAAGAGTAGGTTTGCAACTTCAATTGAAATCATATTTTCGTTGTATAATTTCCAAATTAATTTTCTCATAATCGCTTCTTTGGGTTGTTCTTTTTATGTTTAATATATTCGTGTCTCATGATGTTTAGAATCTCTGCCTCACTTTCGTAGTAGTACCCCTTTTCTTCTATTTTAGAAATTAAGGTACGAACTTCTATTGAGATTTTCAGTTCTTCTTCATTTGAGAAATTTGTAGTAGATAACCATTTATCCATTTCTTTTAGAAATTTTAATTGTTGGGCATCTACAAAGCTTGCGTTGTTGTACATAAAATATAAATATAGAGGTCGAGGTAGGATTCGAACCTACGAATAGTGGATTTGCAATCCATCCCCTTGGGCCACTTGGGTACTCGACCTTTTTTGTTTACCAAGATGCCTGATAGTAGAAATCATCAGTTGTATTTTCCAAATCTAACTTTTCTAAGATTTCAATAGTTTGGTCAATTGTCTGTAAATACCACTCATCATAATCAGTAGGGCCGAAAAAGAATCCATCTTCGGTTGGTAGTAGTTCTTCTGCCAATTTATTATCCTTTTTAATATATAGACAGATATCTAATAGTTCTTGTAATTTACTAGCAGATACATAAGATTCTTGACATTCATCAACACCACCTTGTACATTATCTACGAACCATTGGTGAACTGCATTGGCCTTTCTCCAATACCCAACTCCTTCTTCGATGTTGGTAATTTGTTTGGTATTGATACTTTCAACAACTTTACCAGCTTTCTTTACGATTACTTCGTAATTATCATCACCATTGTGTTCCCAATATTTCACATAGGTTTTTTTATTGAGGTACATATCTAATCCCATACTATATTATTTTAAAATTAATTTACATCTGTTATACTGACTCTTGTTCATGAATTGTTTGTTGTATTCTAAGAACGAACCATATTTAGAAACCATCTCAACCATTCTTGAGTAATCAGGGTTGTTAAGGTTTTCTTTGTACAGATTGTACTCATTCATCCAATATTCAACAGAACCCCATTTAGGTCTATTCTCAACGAAGATATAAGATGGGAAATACTTTAAAGGAGTTCCATTCTTAGTTTCAACTTTATCTTCTCTATATTCGTAGATATCATACATACCATCGAACTTACCAGCCTTTAAAGAGTTGGCGAATGCGTTAACATCTTCGTTGATTTTATCTGAAACTGAACTACCATCGTGGTTAGAGATGTTAATACGAGTAGAAGAACCACCACTATAAACATCAGAAGTAGCCCATACTTTGATTGATGGGTAATTTTTAGTTACATATTGTTTGATAACAGAAGCACAATGTTTTGCTCCCATGTAGATATAATTACCACCATCGTAAGAATCTTTTTGAAGAGCGTTTTCTGGTAAAAGGAATTCTTGATTTAAGTAGTTGATTTTGATTTTTTTAGTAGCCATAATTTTAGGGTTTTAATGTTTTAAGTTTTATTTATCTCTCAATCTTTATTACATAGTAAATATACGAATAAATGTTGGTATTTCCAAATTTAAAATGTTAAAATTTTGTTAAAGTTTTATTACTGATAAACTTGGAATAAAATCGGTTTTGTATTTACCATTGGTATAGTCGCCAATTACAGTATCGATAAAATCTTTTAGAAGGTATGTTCCATCAGAAGAACCAAAACCTTGGTCCTCATCCCAATCAGAACTCCACTCTTCTACAATTTCAAGTGAAGTTTGTAATAAATCCCATTGTGGAATTTCCTCATCTCCAATCATTTGAACGAATCCTTCGATTCTACTTTTGGCTCTGAAAACTAAATCTTGTGGGTGTATTAAATAATTCATAATTTTAGGGTTTTAAAGTGTTTTATCTCTCTCAATCTTACATAGTAAATATACAACATTTTATTGGTTTTACCAAATCTCAAATGTTAAAATTTTGTTAAAATTTTTGGGTTGTATTTTCACCATTTGATTCGATATGTTCGTTGATTAACTGAACAATATCTTCAACTCGTCTGTAATCTTCTGTTGGAAGGATTAGAGCCTTGGTAAGTAATTCATCGTAAAGGTATCCATCCCAAATACCACAAAGTAAGTTTTCTAATTCAGTCATTACTTCTTTTTGAGTTTCCCAAATATAATCAGTAGCTCTTTTAATAGTAGTTGAATGATATTCCATTAGGAATTTATCAAATAATTCGTGTCTGTTAAATCTTTTATAGTTCATAGTTTATGGTTTTAATTAACTCTCATTTACAAAGTAAATATACAAAAAAAAGTTGGTATATCCTAATGATTTACCAACTTTCTTTAAATTATTTTGTTATATTTGTAACAATTTATTCTCCCCAATGTTTACTACGAAGTTCGTACATATCAATGGGTTCTCGCTTCATATGAGTTCCTTGATTAAAGGGAGCTCCTTTTTTAAGATATCCACCTAAAAAGTTTCGTCTGAATCTATCTGATTTGTTTTCTTCTGAACCATGTACACAATGTGAGTGAAGTAATACTACATGTCCCTTTTGCATAGTTCCTTCAATCTTTTTAAAATCATGACCTTCTGGCATTATACAAGGTTTACCTCGTTCGTTTCTCCAAAACTTAGGATTTGTTTTAGTACGCTCTTCATCGACTTCAATTGGAAGTATTGGTAATCTATGAGAACCTTCATAATTCCAAACCGCACCATTTAGTTCATCATGATTATCTAATGCAATGGCAGTGTTGATAATTTCGTTATGGCCACATCCAGTATAGAATGCATTTTGATGTTGGTCCCTACCCAATTGGCCAGGTGGTTTAAAATATGCCCAAGATTGCATACCAACAATCTCACCTTCCATTAAAAATTCAGAAGCCTCTATTAACTTTGGATGTGAAAATAGTGCTGCCAATTTATCTGATAATTTGTGGGGGTATGCAAACGGGTCCCATTCTCCCCATTCTTCACCATCTTCTTTGGTAGTTAGTTGTCTTTCTTGACGAAGTCTTTCAAGTTCTTCGTTAATTTCATCACATTCTTCTTCTGTGAGCAATTCTAGTGTAGTAAATCCCCTATACCTCCAATCAAAGGTCATTTGTTGGATTTCTTCATTGGTGAGATGTTTAAATGCCATATGTAACTTATTTTATATAAATATATATTATTTATGAAATTGTAAAAGATTTGGTAAATATAATTTTAAATTTTTAATACTTGATGATGCTAAACGGATTGATATTTGATTTGACTCTGAAACGGTTTTTTCAGATGTACCTATACTTGAATTACTTTTAATAGGGCCCGTAATTCTCCACTTTAACGAAGTCGTGTTATAGAATGAGTTATTTGATACCTTTATATAATCATCACTCGATATCTCACGTATAGGTGAATTTAAATCATTTACTTTTTGTGCAAAATATCTTTTAATATAACCACGTGTATAATCAACATCAGTTGGTTTTGGTAAAAAAGATTTAATTTTGGTAGGGCCCGCTTTTAAATCAGGCTTTCTTAACTTATTATATTGACTTGATATATCCATATTATATATTCCTCATTTGAGATTCAACCTTAGTAGTCCATATATCAGCAACTTCATGTTCAATTTGAGTAATTTGAAATACTCTATTTGTGTATTTATCAGGTAAATCAGTAATGGTAAATATATCACCAACTTTTAATCCACTCACACCATGGATAGTGAAGTTAAATTTTATAGGTAGTAATACCGGATTCAAAGTATGGTCTCCCCCACCTTCTGATTTATGATTTTTAAAATCACAAGTTTCAAATTGTTTTAATAATTGAGGGTCGTCATAAGTACCAACCCAAAGAACAGATGACACACCTACCTTATAATCAGTAGTAAATGCTGCGGTTAAGGTACCCCAAAAACCACCATCTGCTCTCATTACATCATTTCTATCAATACCTCTTGGAAAAACTCCTGCTTTGTTTACAAAATAATCATAATTAGCTTCGCGTGCTTCTTGTTCTGCTTCAGGTGTCCAGAATCCAGTGCTTGACCCAATGGAATCCCATGCACTTTGTGCCACATTTTTAGTATTATCCCAACCTTTAGCGAACTTTGCTTTAACATCACTATAATCAAACCAACTATCGTTTTCCTCATCTTCTTTCGCTTGTTTAATTTCCGCTTCCTTACGTGCCTTTGCAATTTCCTTATCATTTTCAGTTATTTCTAAATTAATAGAATCTAATTTTTCACCTACTTTATCGGGTTGTGATTGAAATAATCCAGTATCAAAATTCAAAGATGAGGCCTCCATAGAAGAACCAGGAGAATCACTTGGAGTACTTGGGTTTCCATCTGAATCCTTTGCTGTTTTGTCATTACGTTGTGCAATTACCATATTAGCAGTTTCCTTTGGAATATCCATAGTAAAATCTGCATCTAAAAAGACAGAATTAACTCCTATTGATTGAAACGAGGTTTTTACAATATCAGGTATACCACTATCATTTTTTTTAGTTGCACCTTTACTCAATCCAAGAAAGGTTTTATCAACTACCCTCATTTGCTCATTTCCACAATCACTACTAGCACCTGCTACAATTTGGAAATCCCAATATAAATTAACCGATGATGATAACCCATTTAACATATCAAGTAAAACTTCATATAAAACATATCCACTTTTTTCCATACACTCTATGAAAAAATCAAAGTTGATATATAAATCTTTTAAATATCCATGTTCATATGCCTTACCCTCAAATGGCTTTATAGTATCATCAAATGGATATGCATCTAAAAATGTATCAGTTATTTTTGGAAAATAAAAGTTTTTATCTGGTAGATTTTCTTTTTTAGATTGAGGATGGGTTGTTGGGTGTCCATCTATAAAATCGGTTTCATCAAATTTTCCATTATCAGGAAAAAGAAATAAAGAACCACTTGGGTCTGCGGATAGTGCGTCTGCTAATCCAAAATCTGGTAAATTCTTATTAGATATATATAGTTTATTTTTATTAGTTGAGAATATATGTCTGTGTGCTCTACATAATGTATGCTCGATATCAATTGACTTTATTGATTGTATCTCTAATGTTTTACTATTCTTTGTTTTATAGGCAGGACATATGTTTTCTAATTTTTTTTCTGCAACAGTAGTTGTTAATATTTTATATGCAAGTTCAAATCTAATAAAAGTATCATCTGAAAGTAATGGTGTATCGTTTGGAACTCTCAATTCACGGTCATCTCCCTCATCCGAGTTTATAACAGTATCAGTTAATTTTTTTACATAATCTTCACGTAAATAATCATCCATATTTAAAAAATTAGAAGCTTCTGTCCATGGAATACCACGACTGTCAACACCATCTTTTAAATTTTTAATATTACCAATTTGTTTAACAAGTGGTAATTTATTGTACATCTGCATAAATAATGATAAACCAATGTTATCGGAATTTTCAGATGCATCTTCTATCTGTTTAGGGGTAAATTTTATTCCACTTGCAGCTTGTTGTGAATTTACAGGTGTACCTTTGTGTTCTGATAAATACGATGGGAGTTCTCCTTGAGATGTTAATTCTACTTGAACTTCATATGTTTCATCTGACCCATATGCCATTTGGCCACCAGTTACTATTCCTAAGAATGCATCATAAGTTCCCTCTGATTCAGCTCTTTTATCTTTTAATACTCCTAAATTTTGATACTGAATCATATCACAAACTCCAACTACACCACCACTACCTGCTTTTTGATTATGAGATTTTGAAACATTCCAACCCCATTCAATTAAAACATAATATCCAGGTTCTAAAAAATGTTGAATCATTTTCTGAGCTTGACCTTTGGTGTAACATGTAATAGTAAATTTACATTTACGTGTCAACCCCTCCGAACCATTCTGTATAGATAACGAAGATATAGTTGGGGATGGTCTGTTACTACGAACATCATTTTGTGCATAAACTGATGTTGTATTATCGGCTCTTTTTCCAACTCTACCAGAACTACCATTTGTACCATATCGTGTTGACATGTTATCATCCGAGGTAGTTGATTCTATTATCAAACCAGCACCAACCAAAGAAACACTACGAAACCATGGTAGTAAAGATGATACCGCTAAATTATCACCTGCTCTATCTTTGATAGTTTTAGATATTACGGAATCAATATTTGATAGATTAGGAAATCCACTCATAACTTATTGTTTATTAAAATCAGATACTATTTTTAAATAATTTGATGGTATTCTTAATTCAGTTCCATCAGGTACTGCAAATGCAGCATCATGAATATTGTTAGCAGAAGCAATAATCCACCATAATGATGAATCACTATAATAATCATTAGCAAGAGAATCCAATCTATCACCACCTTGAGTTATTACATAAATATCATCATTACTCTTTGGTATATTGGGATACCTATTACTACGATATACCACTCTACCATCGTTTAATTTTCTTGTACCAATTCTATTATATCTATTTGCCATAATTTTTCCTTATTAAATATATACACTCCAACTATGTATTCCATTTGAAGAGTGGAATTCAACTTGTTTTTGTTTATATACTTTATGAGTACCAACCATACATAATAATCCAGGAGCTTCAAATGCATCTAACTTATCTCCTGTTAAATTCCATTTTACACGTGGGTCAACCAATGAAGTTGCATCTTTTTTAGAAATTACCTTCGCATCGTTGTGTTTTAAAAAGAAACTTTGTTTTGAAGATAATTGTCCAGATGTAAATGAACTATTAGCCAACTCATCTTTCATAGATTCAATTGGAGTTTTACCACCTAATTTATCGGATACGGATGATTGCGAAGTAATTGCAGGTTCTATACCCAATTCTTTTTGTACAGGAGTCTGAGAAATACCACTTCTACCCAATAGTCCACTCATATCAGTAGATGCTTTTGGTTTAATATCGGTTTTTATTATTTTTACCCCACGTGGAGTAAGTCCAGTATCGGCTTTTGGAGTATATGATGGAGTATTTGATGTTTTCTGATTTTCATCAAATTGTGTTTGTTTTTCGGATAATAATTCTTTTTGAGTTTTAAGTGCCTCTTCTGATAATTTATACCCATATAAATTTGACATAGATGCAGGAGTTTCTACTAACTTAATACTGATTGCCACTTCGATAATTTTTGGTAGATATCCTAAATCTCCATCAGTTTCCCAAGTACCATTATCTGGCATTGTATATGTCAATGAATCAATAAACCCATCTTTATTATAATATATATCCCCCAATCTAAATTGTATCAATGGTGGATTTACCAAGTTGTTAGAATTTATAGATGGGTATGTCATCTTTGTAAGTTGTTGTATCTTTTCCCAATTTGAAGTTAATTCAGCTGGTGATAAACAAAAAATTGTAAAATTAAAAGAAGTACTTCTCTCAACTCCACTATATGTGTAAAAATTAAATGGGTTTCCTAAAAATTTATTACCATTCCACGAAGGTGATACATTTTCAGTAAGACCAGTTATGGTTGCACGAAATGGAATTTTAGTTCCCCCTCGTTTTCCAATATTAAATGGAATTAAATCTCTACCTATTACAGTTTCACCATCTTTAACAACTCCATCATCATCTATGGTGTATTTGGCCAAATCACTAACAGTTAATTTGTTTAGTGTATCTTGTTTACCAATTCCATAATAATTTTCTATTAAACCAGCTTCCTTACCCTTAGTATATTCTTCTAATGGTGAGTTATTAACACGAGCCCCACCACCATTAGCATAAGAACCTTCAGTTGAACCGAATGCATATTTTGTTTTACCATACTGACCTTTTGGGGTTCCATACTTGAAATTAGGTCCTCTAACTACACCATATGTAGGTGAAACAAGAGTCAAGTCCATTCTACCATTATTGGCTTTTTTTAAATCTTCAAAAATATCCTCTTGTTTAGATAATTTTTTAGATGTATTAGTATCACTATATGTTCTATCATTACTTGTATATTCTACTGCATATTGTTTACCACCATTAGAAGTTCCGGCTTCTTGACCTTCACCAAATAGAGCACCTCTTAATTTGTCTTTTGCAAAAGAAATACCACTACCTAATGCTTGCTTTCCAATTGTAGTTGGGTTACCCCCACCTGATTGTTTTAAAAACTTACCAACTTCTTTTCCATTTGGTCCATACAAATCTTTAGTAATTGGTGTTTGTGAATTATTTATAGAACCTTCACCTTTTTTATTTGGTTTACTATCAATTATTTCACTTACAACTTCACTTGGAATCAATCCTTTTGGAATTCCTAATTCATCATTTACAAAATCACGAGCTTCTGTGATTTTACTACCTACCAATCCACCATCACCTGCGGTAGTACCAGTACCGTTTTTCATTTTCTCCAAATCAGGAGTAGAACGAAGGGAAATACGAGCTGCCTCATTACCATAGATAAGAGGATTGTTCAACTCCACAAGTGATTTAACACGTATTCCTGAAGTTTCTTGTTCTATGAAGGTTTCCTTATCAGCCTTAACTGATTTGTCTTGTGGTGAACCTTTAAATAAGTCTCGTAATGTTGCCATTCTTTATATTCCTAACTTTATTTCTTTACGATAGTATTAGTAGTATCTCTCTTTTGTTGTTTAGTGATATAACTACCAAATTTTTGTCCATCCATTATAAATTCTTTTGGTGCTGTAGTTGCTGCTATCAATAGTTTCATATTTTCCAACATTTGGGATTGGTATTCTGATAATGAACCTTCTTCTAACCCACCAGCTTCTTCTCCACTACTTTCACCATTTCCACCCAATCCAAATAATTCTGCTACAAGTGCAATACCAGCAGATGCGGCAGCAATACCTAACAAAGTAGGTAGAGCAAATAACCCAGCAGAACCTAAGAACATCAATGAATAAGCCAGTCCCATAAATGCCAGAGATAATAATGCAATAGCACCTACTTTCTCCAAAGTAATACTATCCATTAGTGAAATTATACTCGCGGTAGCTACAGGTATTACAGTTGCAATACCTTGGAATACACTTGTGATAACGGACCCTATTGCTTCTATAAATGGAGCGGCTAATCCTAATGCGTATCCAACTCCCATAAGCGCAAGTGATAATCCACCTAAAATAGCCACACCAATTGCAGCAAATAAAGCAACAGCAGGATTACCCAATGAAACCAATCCTCCAGCAATTGCACCTAATCCAACTCCAATGGCAGGACCAAGTAGTGCAATAGCACCCATACCTATTATACCAGCAGTCATTAAAGTAAATGCTAATCCAGCAAGAGCTAAATTACCAGCACCAGCTGTAATTGTACCATTACCCATGAATCCTAAACCTATTGCCAAATTCATTAAACCAGTACCAGCCTTTGTACCAAGAGCTCCTACTCCAAGCATACCAGGTAACCCAGGTAATACCGTAAGGAATCCCAATCCAGTTGGGATTAAGTTAGCAGCACCAAATAAAACTTGTGGTGTTCCCATAGCAGATAATCCAGTAGCAAGAGAAGTTAGCTTTACCCCAACACCAGCACCTTTAACTGCGTTAGCACCAGCACCAACTACTTCTGTTGCCTTACTTGCCACTTTACCAACACCACCAACAGCGCTACCACCAATTCCCATCATACCACCAACTTTAATAGCAGCAGCTTTTGCTAAATGAATAGGGTACATAACTAATTTTTTTAATCCCATACCCAATCCTTTAACCATACCCCATATAGAAGTTCCAAATGATTTTAATCCCATGTTCATTTGACCAACTGCTATTATACCTGAACCCAATCCTTTAAGTGTAGAACCTAATGGTCCAGTTGCAAATGTTGTAAGAGATTCTGTCATAGAATCAAATGTAGATAGTTGCATAGTACCATCATCATTCAACTTATCCATGTTACTGGCCATCTTTTGAAGTTGGTCTGTTGATAATCCTAATGCAGCTGCAGCTTGTCTTTTTTGGAAAATATCCATTTTATTGAAAGCTTCAATACCACCCATTTGATTAAGAGCTTCTTTTACAGATGCCCCAATTTGTCCTTCATATGCTAATTGTCTTGCTTTGTTAAGGTTGATATTCTTACCTAACATTGCACCCAATTCCAATTCTTTTGTTATAGATGATTCGAAATCCAAAAGGTTATCAGTTACTCCAGTAAGAGTACTCATATTCACCCCAAGTTTTCCAGCTGCAACTGCGGCCTCACCTATATTCTTACCACCTTGTTTTCCATATTCAGCAAATGCCTGTGCAGAACCAGCTACATCAGCCATTACTTGAGATGGCATTAATCCGTTTGCTTTTGCTAATTCTTTGGTAGATGCTGCAAGGTTTTGAGCCGTTTGAATAGAACCTCCATTCAACCTAGCGAAGTTACCAGTTAGGGCAGCGGCTTCTTGTCCACTAATACCCATGTTCGTTGCCATGAGATTAGTGTTAAGTTGGGTTTGAAAAGATAAATCGTTTAATCCACCAAATTCACTCGATAATCCTTTTGCTGAATCAAGTGCTTGTGGGAAAATTGTACCTAATAAAGTTACTTGTGATGTTGCACCAGTAAGTCCTCCTAAAAAACCACCCATTTCACGAGTAGTTTTACCAAGGGCTTCGGTAACATATCCCATTCCAATAACTAAACCACCTACGATACCTCCTGTGGTTTTAAGAAGTGCTGAAGCAGTATTCAATACACCACCAATTGCATCTTTTATTCCTTTATATGCTGCAAGTTGTTTTTCTAACTGTCTCTGTTCATCTTCGGTTAACTTAGCTAACTGATTTCCAGTTTGTACTTGTGCACGTAATTCTTCAACTATTTGACTATTTACACCAAATAACGAACTTGCAACTTGTAATTGTTGTTCAAGTGATTCGTTTTTTTCTAATATCTGATTTGTATCTTCTGCGTTCAATGAAGCCAAATCTCTTGTATCGGAAAGAATGGATGAGATACTTTCTCTTTGTGCTTCATTTAAAGTACCCAATGATGAAGTTGTACTTAAAACACTATTTTGAGCATCTTTTAAACTCTGCATTGAAGAACCGATAGAACTTATACCAACTTCTTGTTCACCTAAAAATTTTGAATTAGAACTATTAATACTTTTTAAGGTATTTGCAAGTTCTTTTATCTTTTTTGATTGCTTTTCTAATGAGGCAGAATAATCCTTACCAGATTTTTCCTGCATCTCAAGTAATTTTTGGTACCTTTGTTGCTGGTCTGATAATTTTTTTAATTGTTCTAATCTACTATCTGCCATTTTAGACTCCTATTATTTGTTCTTTGCCTGATAATCAGCAAGTTGTCTTAACAATTCTTTAGATTCTTTATCCACCTTATCCAATTGTTTTTGAAGTTTTGGTGGGAATCCTCGTTTTTTGGCAGTATTTAATGCAGTGTTTGTTACATTTGATTTCAATCCATCAAAAAATGCATCGGAGAACTTCTTAGCAGCTCCAAATAACCCTTCATTTAATTTTTCGTTTGACATATAGGATTTTCCTTTATAGTTTTATACTACTATAAATATAGAGCACAAAAAAAGTGAGGAAATTTACTTCCTCACTCTTACTCCAGGTCCTTTTGATTTAGAACTCTTACTACTTTTATCGTATTCTTCCTTCTCCTTTTTCTTGGCATCTAAAAGTTTTTTAAAATAAAACTTTCTCCAATGGATTGGCATCGTATAAACTTCTGTCCAATTGAAACCATTTCCATAGTTAACCATTTCCCAAATCTGAGAATGAAGTTTAATACTATAATCACTCGGAAGGGTAAAAAAACCCTATCCCAAATGGGATATCAAGTGCCTCCGTCTCACCAGTTATATCTGATGTGAATTCATATTTTAAATCCAAATCAGGTGAAATTTCTTTCACGAAGTTTCTAATCGCTCTACTATCTCGTGCTAATAGGTTATTCTGAACCCATTTGTTAATAAATCCACGTTCTGTGTTACCATCTACCTCTTGAATCATATAACGTAAACGAGTTGATACATCTTGAGAAACAGAATCATTACCTTTGGATAAACGATTCATTGCTTGAATATCAGCATTTATAGCCAATTCATCTTTATGAGTTAACAACTTTACTTTTACTATCTTTTTAGATATAGGTAGTTCAAACTCATATAGATTATTAGAATTTAATTTAGAAAAGTCAATTTCTTTAATCTGAATAGCCGATAAATCAATTATTACCTTCTGAGGTTCAAGTGTGAATGGGTCATTTACTTCTACTTGATAATCCTTACCATATCCCAATACACGAGTTGCTAATAAGATTGCGTTTTTATCACCAATGAATATATCACCAATATCTAAACCAGGTTCTACAACCACCGATTCGAATAACTTATCAAGTACCACCCCCCTTCTTATCAAATTTTGTGAAGCAAGTATATCTTCTTCCTTAGCGGTCATATACTTAATCTCCACAGTACCCTTTGATAATGGGTGTCCTTCGGGATAAACCTTTCCTTGTGATGGAAGTTCAATTACTTCCGTTGGAAATTCAAAATTTGCCATAAACTTTTATTTTAATTTGTTTGTATATAAATATATAATTTCAAAAAAGTTGAAAAAAAAAAGAGTTCTCAACAAGAGAACTCTTTCTGTATAGTAAAATGGAGTATTGTATTAGTATTCTAAAATTGCGTAATCATACGATAATGTTAGAGTAATTTCAGCAACATCAGTTGCACTTGCCCATTCCAACGAACCGAAGTTTGCGGATTGGATGAATGCTCCTTTAAGTTTCCAATTTTCAATTTTATCACCAACTGGTCCTAACATAAAGATATCAACATCCTTTTTGTAGAAATCTGCATATCCATCACGACCTGTGATTGATTCATGAGATAATCTTACCCATTCCATTACTTGTTGTGCTCCACTCGGTACGATTGGGTCAAATAATGTAATTTCGATATCTTGCCATTCACCTTTACCTTTTAACTGTCTTTTAACATTAATGTGGTCAAGTGTAACCTTTTCAAATTGAATTGAAGGTCTGTTAGCTGCCTTGATAAGATATGATTGAATACCATCGATTGCCATGATGAAACGATTCTTCATCTTTGGTTCGAAATTGGTGTAGAACATATCGTTAAATTCTAATACTTCTGCCATTTTGTTTATTCTCCTATTATACTAATAAATATAGTTTTTATTATTTTTCTAATTATGCGGTGAAACTAGCCCCAGTCGGTAGAATGTTGAAATCAATTACAATGAATTCAGCCGTCTTAGTAGGTTGTAAGTAAATAGCCCCTGCCAAGATGTTTCTATCGATTACATCTGGTGTGTTGTTAGATTCATCCATTACTACTCTAAATGAGTATAAACCTTGTCTTTGTTGGATTCCTTCTAAATAAGGATTAACAGTATTCAAGAATTTACCTCTTGTCTGAGAAGTGTTTTGTTCGAATACAAGGTATCTTGAAGTAGATGCAATGTATTTCTTCACTTTGATTAATAATCTTCTTACGTTGATTCTATCAAGTGCCGATGAACGGTCTTGAAGTGTTTTCTGTCCAAATGCTACGATACCTTCTCCAGGGAACTGAGCGATTGGGTTGATTTTTCCTTCATATAATGTATCTCTTTCAGCATGTGTTAATCTGTTCAATACACTAACTGCTCCTACAACTCCACCTCTGTTTAAACCTGCTGGTGCGAACCATTCAGCTGCAACTGCATCGTTAGAAGCGTATATTCCTGGCATCAATACTGATGGTGGGACAGTTGTAAGTTTGTTTGTTCTTGAATCGATTGTCTTAACCCATGGGTAGTATGTACCAACATAGTTAGAATCAACTGCTTGTCCTTGTTCTACTGCCAAATCAATTGAATCGTTATAATCAGTTACATCACCAATGAAGAATGCATCTTCTCTAGCTTCTACCATATCAGTTACTTTATCAAATACATAAGAGTGTAATCTTCTTACAACACCTGGTACAGATACTAAGTTGATATCAAAATCATCAGGGTTAGATACAGATGCAATTGCTTTTACATAAGCAACTGAACCACTTGCTGTTGAAGTAGCCAAATCAAATCCTTGTGAGTTTCCAGCACCCCAATCAGAATCACCAGCTTTAGCTGCTTTGATTGTTGGAGATATACCATCGAATCCACCTTGGAATCCTACTGTAAATTGTCTTTTGTTTACATCTGCAGAATCCGAACCAGTCAATTCAAAAGATAAAGTAGTATCAAATGCGAAATCTACGTTTGCACCAACACCAGCATCAGATGGTAATGGTTTCAAGTAATGTGAGTTATCAATCTTAACAACTGATGTTTCTAAATCAATACCACTAAATGATACACCATTAGATGATGTATTATCAGATGATTTAGTAGTGAATACTACTGCAGGTACTTCAGTTTCAGTAGTTACTTTTACTGTATTAGTATAAGCACCATGTCCGAAAGGTCCTGCGATGATTGGGAATGAACCTTCATCTTTAGTTTCAACTCTTACGAATTTAGAACGGTTTGAGTAATCACCTGTGAATGTTTGTTTTCCATTTGCATCAATAGTAATGTTAATATCACCAATAATCTTGTTGATATAATTTGGAGATGCAGGGTCAAGTGTTAAGTTGTTATAAATTTCTAATACAGATTTTCTCTTATCAGTATCAGAGTATCCTCTAATCATCATTGAGAAAGTAGCGTAATCAGTAGAGTTAGTTTCTCCAGCTGCTTTTACGTTAAAGATAGATACTTTATATTCTTTGTTATAGTTTGAACCATCACCAAGAGTATGTAATCTAAACAAGTCATGTCTCTCACCAGAAATCAATTGTGATTTAATCCAAGGAGTAGATGCGTGAGAAATATCTTGTGCGAAATCTTGAGTTGGCATTTCTTCAACAATTACTTTTCCACCTGCAGTTAACTCATCTGATTGATTAGTTGCTGCTGATTCGTAATAGTTGTAAACATATGCTTCCTTAGAACCTCTTGCGTTCTCACCAAATACATCTGATAAATCATTACCAGCTGAAGGTAAGATAGATGCAGATACTTCTGATAACTCAGAACCACTAATCGAGAATGCAGATGCGGATGGTTGTGAATTCAATACAGTATCAGGTAAACCAACAGATTCATCTCCATTGTGAGTTACATTAAGAGTTCCTACAACTTGAATTCCACTTGAACCACTTACTTTAATAGCAAGAGGTGTAACGTGAGAATAACCACCAACGTGCCCAACACGAACGATAGTTACAGTTCCAGCTTCTCTTAAATAATTTTGTACGGTATATCCCGTGTAAAAATCCCCATTCGGTGTACCGAATATTGATTCAAATTCTGATTGGGTATTTACTACGGTTGGTACGAATGCAGGTCCTTTATGGAATGGTCCAATTATTGCTGCTCCGATTTCTCCAATCCCTTGTGATAAGAAAGAAAGGTCATTCTCTCTTGTAAATACACCAGGTGATACAATCTTTTCTGCCATGTTTTATTACTCCTTGTTATTGTTTTGTATAATAATACTCTTTATATAAGTATAATGTTGTTTACTCAAGAATAAAATTACTCTTCAGTATCTTCTTTAGGAGTAGGTGTAAATTCACCCGTTGCAGGGTCAAAGTTACCATCTCCATACTTTTCATTCAATCCCTTGAACAATTCTTGTTCTTGAGTTACCAATTCTGAATGTTTTTGAAGTAATTGTGTTTCAACACCTTCAATCTCTGAAATTCTTCGTTTCTTTTCAATTGCAACTTGTCCTAATTGAGTGAACACATTTGCAACTTCTTGTCTTAAACCATTGATTGAATTTACTTCTTCTTCTGTAAACTTAATTGCTTCCGCCATTTTTGTAAAATTTAATTATTTGTATTTGTTATGTTAATATATATAAATATATAGAATTACTCCAAACGTAAAAATTATTTTTAAACTACTACACTAAATGCAGTTGATACTTTCCATGTAGATTTTAATCCGTGGTCAATATTTCTAACTCTAGCGTAATAAGTTCCTGCAGCAACAACACCACCTGCCAATTGTATTGATGAATCATTCCAATTAGTTTCATTAATAAGAGGTGATGAGAAATCTGAATTGTTATCGATTTGTACATCATATGCAGTTATACCAGTTGTACCACTTGATGAACCACCACTCCATGATAAAGATGGGTGAGAATATGCTAATGTTGTTGGTGCACCTGGTGCTGCTAAATCAGTATGAGTATCTCCACCTTTGTTGTGAGTAATATATCCATTTGCCAAATATGTATCAACATCTTCAACATCAATAGTTACAATTTCTGAAGCTTCCATCTCAATATCAATAGAAGTTATGATTTCTTCAATTACACCATCCTCGGTTGATTTAATTAATGAATCACCTTCTCTCAACAAATGAGCTACAATAAATTTATACTCACCATTTAAAGTTTTAACTAAGAATGGGTGTTCTGCAGTACATTTTAAGGTACCATCATTTATATTATATATTTTTTCTGAAAATGAAAAAACTATATTCTGAATTGTTACTTCTTTTTCAGATACATTAAGAGAATCCGAATTCCAATCTAAAAAGTTCATTTCACTTGAAGGTAGTAGACCATCAATAGAATAACCCTTTAATTTCATTCCTTCTTCTAAATCACCAATCTCAAGAGTAGACCCATCAGCAAGAGTTACGGGAGTATCGGCAGTTAAACATAATGCAGTTGAGTTACCATCATAAGAATCTACCGAATAAACTGGTTTATCTCTATTGGTGTTATAATTTGTTGCATGGTCATTAAACCCATCAGCAAATTTAACTCTAAGAGTATTTAAAGAAACTGGCTGTAATGTACCTGTTGTATTTGGTCTGTTTGATACCGTAAATACTGCAGTTTCACCATTATTAGAGGTTAAACTAATAGTAGTACCAGATGCAACAGACCAAGTAAAGTTTTCACCTCTTGATGCAATTCTTGAAGTAAAATTTGAACCACTTCCTATAAAACTCAGTCTGTAAGTTTCTTGAGTATCTTCTACTGCATAAGTATATCCATTTAATGTACCAACGGAATCGATACCAAATGATGACATCGCGATTGGTCCAGTAGTATTACCCTTTGCTGCTGATAATGAACGTGGTCCTGCTGCAACTCCTGTTGCTGAACCTAAATTGTTTAAACTTAATGTTTCTCCTGCTGTTATAGCCATAATTATATTTCCCTATATATTATAAATATTGAGTAAGTCCTTCATCCACTTATCTTTATCTGAAAAGTTTTCAATCATAAACGATTTAATAACATTAAACCATTTTTTCTTTTCTTCAAAGGGGGTTTCTAATAACTTACTATAAATATGATGAAATTCTGTTTTAGATGAAGCACGGTATGGATATTCTAACTCTTTACACCAATTTCCATTTAGAATGGGTAATTTACCCCTATCCACTGCTTCAAAGATTCCATAACCAAATGGTTCTGATGTAAACGATGAATGGGAGATTCCCCAATCCATATTGTAAAATATATCTTTAAATGATGAATCATAGTGATATATCTTTGATTTACCAACATCTACCTTTGCGCCATTTTTCCAAACTAAGTTAAATTCAATAGAATTTGTAAAAATAAAAGATTTCAATCCATCTAAGTAATGAGGATTCTTTCTACCTTCACATCTTGCGGCGAATCCTAAATTAGTAGATTCTGATAAAGGTTCGTTGTATTTAAATTCGTAAAAGTTGGGTATTTTTCTGTTAGGAATAATAATATCGTATAATCCTACCCATATTGATTCTTTGGCCCACTCATTAACTCGTTGTTCCCATTCTGAACTTAGATAAGGATGCCAACCTAATGAAGCATCAGTACCAACTTGTGATTTTAAAATATGGTCTACTGAATTATGTAGTACGTTTGAATAAATCTTGTGTTTGTTGTTTTCTATTACCCCCATTGGAGTATAATGACCATGTAAAATATGAATTCTTCTACAATCATTAACTATTTTTTCAAATTTACGAATATCATCACCATGCCAGTGAGCTTCAATTGGAAATTGAAAATCTTCATGACCTTTTGGTTTGTTTCTATGAATAAGAAGAACTGGTTTTACTTCTAATTTAGGTGCAATTAACTCTAACCATAAATTAACCCAAGTATCCGTTCCTGCATTTACCCAAGGTCCTCCGCCAGTAGTGTAGTAAACATCGTACATATTATATTATTTACAGTCCAAATCGTCCTTTAGTGTTATTATATACATCTTGAATTTCTGATGCTGATAGTACTCTATTATATACTATAAGATTTGCGATTTGACAGTTTGAATATTGGTCATACTGATTGTTAAAATTCCATCCACGTGGTCCTTGACTTCCTAAGTTGTTTTGAACAATTAGTGAATCATTAATATATAGTTGATAAACATCATTAGATATATGACCAGTACCTGCAAACATTCTCCAAGTTGTATCAGATTTTGGACTTGAAGGACTGTATATCCATCCTTCTGCATAGTAATCCCCATAAGTATCATCATGGTGTCCGATTAACCAGTTATTTTGGTAAGCAGTAACTGTACGCCCATTATTGGAGTTAGATAACTTTCTTACATAAGTTATAACTGTATAATTAGATGTTGATAGATTCATAGTAGTATTTCTACCGTATCCATTTGAATTTTCAGGAAAAGTTAAAACTCCACCAAAATCAGAAGTATAAGAAACAGTAGAACCTAGTGAAATATTATGGTTATTACCAGATATATCATACCAAGTGTTTCCACTTCCTGAATATGAGTCAGGGTTAGCACCATCTATAAACATTACCAATCCATTAGTGTTTGGTTGGAAGTACTTAGACCAAATTAAATTGTTATTTAATCTAACTTCATTTACATCCTTATTGTTTATATATAACTCTGTTGCATTTGATAAGTTCATCTTAATCTGTAATTATATAAAGAGTTCCACTCACAGGTGTAATTAATGCATAAGAAGCAGATGTCATAGTTTCGATTGAAGTAACTGTATCTGAGCCTACTATATTAGAACCAGTTACACTTCCACTAATTAAGTCAGGTTTATTTGATATATTTTCAAAAGGAATTGAACCAGATACTAAGTGACCTCCTTTTACTACAACAACTCGACCACTTGTTGGATTTTCAAATCCTATTTCAACTGAAGAAGTTGTTGGTGTGGATACTAATTGTGGTAAAATTTGTTCATCACTTGTGTTATATGTCGTGACAATTACATCCTTGGTACCAAATGAGTGATTAATTGTATAAGAAGTTTGATTAGTAAAAGTATCACTTACTTTTGCAACTTCGTCTACATAAAGACCTCGTACTATATGTCCACCATTTGCAACTACTACATGACCTGAGCCAGTATTTGATAATACAATATCTACGGTATCATTATCTGTAAGAGTTACACTTTGTGGAATAATTTGTGAGTAATCGGTATCATATACCGATACTATAATATTTTTAGAATCAAAACTATGTATTATTGAAATAGTTGATTCATTATCAAAGGAAGAAGTTACAGTTGTAGCTTCTACAATACTTGATGATACTTGTAAATTTGTTAATCCACTACCATCACCAACAAAAAAATCTGCCGAGGCAGTTCCTACGTATAAATCCTTCCATTTTTCAGTAGGAGAACCTAAATCTGATTCTAAACTTATGTTTGGGAGTAGGGAACCACTAAATCCAGCAGTAACATTAACAACATCAGTAGTTGCATCACCTATTGTAATGTTTCCACCTAATGTAAGATTACCACCAATGGTAGTATCTCCACTAATTGATAAACTTGAAGCCGAAATAGCACCAGTTAAGTTAAATGAACCTGAATTTTGTGAATTTGTGGTTAGAATTTCTTGTATAGATAATATACCATTATCTTTTTCAAAAAATATTCTACCATCATGGGTGTTAATTGCCAACTCTCCTAATTCGAGGTTGGAAATAGAGGGTATTCTACCCTGTACAGAGGTTCTCTTTAGCTTTACTACTTGTGCCATATTTATGACTTACCGTTTTCAATTATTTAATTATATATATGAGGATTTAGAAAAAACCGAACCCACCTCTCTTATATAAGGAAGGTGGGTGGTTCTTATTTATTTCTTATCCTAATCGAGATTTCAACTCATCGATTTGTTTCTGTTGTTCCTTAACAGCTTCGATTAAAAGACCAGTTAACTTAGCGTAATCTACACCTTTATATCCGTTCTCTCTATCTTTCACTAATTGTGGAAGAACTTCTTCAACTTCTTGAGCAATAACCCCTACATTTGCAATAGATTTCTGAAGTTCATCAGCGTTATCATTCCAATCCCATGTTACACCGTTCAATTTCTGAACTTTTTCAATTGGGTTTTCGATGTTTACGATGTTATCCTTCAATCTTCTATCCGAAGATGAGTATGCAACAACATCGCCCGTAGCAGATACACTAGCGAACGTTACATTCGATGTAGTGTTAGTTGCTTGGTTAGATGTATAAGTTGTATATCCAGCAGGGTTAGAAGCATCATACTTCAAGTCTAATGCAGTTTGAGTAGCAGTTGATACTGGTTTAGCAGCATCTGATGTATTATCAACATTTCCAAGTCCAACATCACCCTTAACAAGAGTTACTACACCTGATTTACCAGCAACTGAAGTTACTAGGTTGGTATCATCTAATAAATCTGATAAATCCAATGTAAAGGTACTAGCATCATCTCTCGTGAATGTAACAATACCAGTAGCACCATTAAGTGTACCACTTGAAATAGCTCTTGCATCTTCATCTAAATAAGCAGATAAATCAACAGTATCAGTTGTACTATCACCTCTTGATAATGTAAGTGTATTACCTACAAGAGTTAGTGCGTTAGCAGCAGATGATAAAGCTTGTGCAGATGTTGTATTAACTTTCAAGTTCAACGCAGTTTGTTGTGCAGTTGATACTGGTTTGTCAGCATCCGAAGTGTTATCTACATTAGATACCGAAGCAGCAGTAGCATAAGCAGTTGAATTAAATGCATTCGAACCAAGTTGTCTGTAATTCAATGTGTTTGAAGCACCAACTACGACAGCAAAAGAAGAACTCGCGTTTGCAGGTATATTTTCTAATGCAAGTGAACCATATATTACAGTACTACCATCTGATTGAACTATCATACCATCATTAGCACCGTCAGTAAGGATTCCAATACCTTTTCCACTTGGAGCAGTTAAGTAAAGTCCATCTGCATCACCAGTTAATGAACCACGAACTTGACCACCAGATGTAATTGTTATTTCATCAGTTACTACTGCACCACCTGAGTTAGATATAGTTCCAGTGAATGTTGGAGAAGTAAACATTGTTGTTTTACTCTCATTTGTTACGTTATCTAAACCAACAT